CCCTGCCAACTGCGCGGCGGCGGCGAGCGGGACGGTCCTGGCCACCCTGGCCCTTCCGTCCGACTGGCTGGCGGCGGCGTCCTCGGGCTCGAAGGCCCTGCTGGGCGCCTGGCAGGACGCCGCGGCGGATGCGACGGGCACGGCCGCTCACTTCCGGATCAACGCCGGGGCCACCTGCCACCTTCAAGGGACGGTGACGGCCACGGGCGGCGGCGGAGACATGACCCTGGACAACACCTCGATCGCGACCGGCCAACAGGTCACCGTGACGGCCTTCACAATCACCGCCGGCGGCGCCTGAGCGCCTTTCAAGGTTTGACTCATGAACCTGTCCCAACGTGTCGCCGCCGCCGACCTCTCCGGTCTCCCTGACTGGCGGGTGGCCGAGCTGCTGAATATCCCAGACCCCAGCCTGCCCGAAGTCGTGACCCTCGAGCAAACTCTCCTGGGACCAGCGGGGATCATGGTCGCCCTCGGCCCCGACAACGGCACGGCCGTGCTGACCGCAATCGAGGCGGTCGCGGCCAAGGATCCGAAGATGCGATGGGTCCTCCATATCCTCCAGAACAGAGGCGTCGACACGGCGCATGTCTTGATCCGGGACGGTCTCGACGGCCTGGCGGCGGCCTCGATCATCACCGCCTCCGCAGCCAAGACCTTGAAGGCAACCGCCGAGCGCCGCAGGTTCCCGAGCTGGGCGGAGCACAACCAAATTGAGGTGACCCCCCGGTCCGTGGGTCTCGCCCGTGGCGCAAAGGAATAAAACATGGCCGTCGCAAAATGGGCAACGCCGAGCGCCCGAAGCTCGAATTTCGCCAGCACTGTTCTCAATTCGCTGGCGAGCGGCGGGGAGTCCGCCGTTGTCACCTACGACAACAGCACCAATAGGGACCTCTACGGCCTGGTGACGCTGAAGCTGGGTTCAATCACCCCGGCGACTGGCGGATCGGTCACGATTCGGGTCACCCTGAACGATGGCACGGACACAGCGGATAAAACAGGCGGCGATCTGTATGTGGTGCCCCTGACCTTGGGCGCGAGCGCAAAGGTGGCGGTCCTGAACATGGTCCGCCTCTATCCGGTCTCGATGCGGTTCTCGGTCGTGAACAATTCGGGAGTGGCCTTCGCGGCCTCGGGAAATGAGCTGTACGTCAGGCCCTGGAACGAGGACGTTAGCTAATGCCGCGCGGAACCAGTCGGGTCGATGAGGCTATTCTACAATCCCGGCTCTGGTCGCCGTCTGTCCTGCGCCCTTCGCTATGGATGGACGCGGCAGACCTGTCGACGCTGACGCTGGACTCGTCGAGTTTGGTGACCGAGTGGCGAGACAAGAGCGGCTTTGGCCGCCATGCGACGACCACAGGCGGGACCATTACCTACGTGCCGGGCGGGTTTTCCGGCCTGCCCTGCCTGCAATTCGCGGCGAACGCTGCGCGGATGCAGATTGCATCAGCTCCAATTTTTTCCGCCGGAAATACAAATATTGGGTTGTTTGTTGTCATTAGGCCCAATTACGGTGGAACTTCTTACTCTGCCGTTTTTACCAATTACACTGCCGGTAATTTTGAGTTTATGACCGGAAACGCAGCCGCTTATATTGAACCTTATGGCCTATACCTTAACGCGTCCCTAAACCTAAGCAACGATGCTTATATTAGATACGATAAACAAATAATCGGTTTTACAAGAACCGAAAGTTACGTTACAGGCTTCAAAAACGGCAACGAGCAAAACACTTCTTTGGGCAATCAACCGGTTTATGTGGGGAGCGATACTCAATCAATTTGGACAATCAATGCAAATACTTTGACGAGCGGAAACTTTGAAAGTAATGCACAAGATTATTGCGAAATGATCGCGATTGACGCAAATGTTCCGTATGACGACCGCACGGCCATAGAGGGCTATCTGGCGTGGAAGTGGGGCCTCGTGGATACACTAAATCCCGCGCATCCCTATGCGCTGCGTCCACCGCTGATTGGTGATTGAAGGAGTCGAAGGTCAGCCCCTCCTCTAGCCGCTTCAGGGTCTAGCCATGCCTTTAAGGATTCGCGTCCCCGCGATCGGCACCGGCGCGGCTTCGGCAGGCATCAGCGGAGCGGCCTCCGGGGCCCTGGCCTTCACCGGCTCGGCAACGGGCGCGGCCCTGGTCCAGGCCGCGGCCTCCGGGGCCATGGCGCTCACCGGCTCGGCAACGGGCGCGGCCCTGGTCCAGGCCGCGGCCTCCGGGGCCATGGCGCTCACCGGCTCGGCTGCGGGCGCGGCCCTGGTCCAGGCCGCGGCCTCCGGGGCCCTCTCCTTCACCGGCTCGGCTGCGGGCGCGGCCCTGGTCCAGGCCGCGGCGTCTGGTTCCCTGGCCTTCACCGGCTCGGCGGCGGGGCTGGTCGTCTCGCCGGGAAACCTTTCCGCTGCCGGGACCCTTCCCCTGGCTGGCGCGGCAGCTGCCACCGCCCGGATAGCCGGGGCCGGCGCGGGCGCCCTGGCCCTGAGCGGGGCCTCCCAGGGGACGGGGCAGGTTGGCGCTCTTGAGCCTGCGGCCCTGCGGATCTGGACCGTTCCTGGCGAGGTCCGGCTCCTGCGGGTCCCGCTCGAGGACCGCACCCTTTCCTTCGCCTAACCCGGAGCCATTCGCATGTCTTATTCGTTCTTCGTTGGCAAGGATGGCCTGCCCCAGATCACCAAGGATCCCAACGCCTCCCTGGACTATCGCGTCGATTGGACCGACTGGCTGGGCACCGACACGATTGCGACCTCGGACTGGACAGTCAGCCCCTCCGGCGGCCTGACCATCGGCTCGTCCAGTAACGCCTCCAAGACCGCCACGACCTTTCTCTCGGGCGGCACGCCCGGCCAGGTCGTGCGGGTGACAAACCGGATCACGACCGCCGTCGGCCGGATCGACGAACGCAGTTTCAACGTCCGGCTGATCGAGAGGTAGGAGTTATCAAATGAGCCTTTTCGATTTGTTCCGCCGATCCGATCCCGGCCTTGTCGCTGCTGGCGTGCCTCGGTCGTCGGGGTGGCCGGCGTGGCTGAAAGCGTTTCTCAAGGGCAAAACGTGCGTCTGCTGCGGCTCGCGGGGACCGCTTACGGGTCACCACAAGATCCCGTTCCACCTCCGGCCCGATCTCGAATTGGTCGAGAGCAACGTGGCCCCCATTTGCGACGGCACGGATTGCCATCTCGTCATCGGGCACCTGAAGGATTTCAAGCTCTACAACCCAGACTTCGACGCCGACGCGGCGCAGTACCTCAAAAAGCGGATGGCCGCGATCGCAAAACAAAGGGCATGACGCATGGGATCTTTCACCGCAACCGCTCAGGCCGTCTTCGGCTACGTGTCGGCGGCGCCGCAGCTCGCCGGCGTGCCGAAGGTGCTCAGCTTCGACGAGGAGTTCGACCTGTCGGCCGGTCAGCCGTCGCTCGTGGTTGTCTCCCCGCGGGCGGTACGGCCAACGGTGCTGGCCCGGGCCGCGACATCCCGCGAGATGGACGTCCTGATCTACGTCGCCGTCCGCGTGTCCACGCTCGCCGAGACGCTCGCGGCCTCCGACCTCGTGGAAGCGCTCCTTGACCGGATAGAGGGGAGCGGGTGGCGCGCCGTGGCCCCGACGGGGGTGGCCCTGGTGTCTGCCGCGGTCGAGTTTGGGAACGAAGCCACGATTCGCGAGATGGGCGTGTTTCGCGCCGAGATCGTTGCGACCTACAAGGTGGCCAAGGGGCAGCTCTGAGGAGGACGCTATGGCTTTGCGGATGACCGTCTCGACGAAGATGTTCCTCGACCGCCCCCACGTGATCAAGAAGATCGGGCAGGGGAGGGCCCGCGCGCTGCGGCGCGCCGGTGCCATCGTCTACCGCTCGAGTCAGAAGCAGTTCGCCGTCCGCCGGAAGCGGAAGATCTCCAACCGGATCATCGGAAAGTTCCGGGGCCTGCCCCTGGTCGAGCGGTGGACCCGCCAGCCGAACGCCGGAAAGATCACAACCTGGCCGGGGCCGCGGAGCCCCGACGGCTACATGCGTTCGATGCTCGGCTTTGCGTGGGACGACACCTCGAAGACGGTGGTCGTGGGGCCCCGGAAAATCGCCTGGCTGGCGCGGCTGCACGAAAAGGGGATGGCGCAGGTCCAGAGGCTCTACCTCCGCTACGGCGGCCGGGCGATCTCCTACGAGAAGGCCACCGGCGGCAAGCCCGCGAAGGGCGGGGGCGTGAAGGGGAAGGCCTACGTCGGCACGTTCATCGCCCCGGCCCCGAAGATGGCATCCTTCAAGGCCACGGCAATAACACGAACAGTAAAAGTGCGGCAGGCCGGATTCATGCAGAAAGCACTGGCGAAAGTGATCCAGAAGCTCCCGGCCGCGTTCCGAAACCAGATCCGCGGACCGTGATTTTTCCGTCTCACTTGTGCTACTCTTTGCCCACCCACCTCGAAAGGACGCGCAGGCATGGCAGTCACCTATACGCTCGGCAAAGACGCGACGATCACCGGCGTCACGAACACGAACGTCCGCAACGTGACGGTCACGATCGAGAGCGCCAAAGTCGACAAGACGGCGCGTGGAGCGACCTCCCGGAAGTTCCTTTCCGGCATGAAGGACGCGACGGTCGAGATCGACATGATCGACAGCCCTCCGACCGCCGGGGCATTGTTGACTATCTCGCACGCCAACAGCGGTCTCAGCGGCTCTTTCGCCGTGACCAGCGTGCAGCGGCAGGAGCCGCTCGACGGCATCGTCGGCTTCAACGTCACCTGCAAGATGAAGACACACCCGACGGTTGTCTGACCGTCTCACATCTGATTCGCATCCCCACCCCTCACCGCATCACGGAGGACGGCCATGGCAATTGCTCTCGGTAAGGACATCGTCTCCTCGTACACCGGCATCACCAACGACAACATCATCGACGTCACGGCCACCGACGAGGCCGAAACCGCGAAGATCACTGCTCGCGGGTCTGCCGGCTGGAACGAGTACGCCCCGACGTTCCTGAACACCACGATCGAGGTCAAGTGCCTTGCGCACGCCCTCTCTGTCGGTCAGGCCGTCGGGGCCCTGGTCGTGACCAACATCGTCACCAACGAGCCTCTCGACGAAGCCGTCACCTACGACATCACGTTATCGAACAACTGATGAGGGGGGGCTGATGCTCCAGCTCGGCAAGGACTGTGCCATCGCGATCGGGTCGTTGGTCGCCAACGCGATTGTCCGAGACGTCGCGTGGAACTCATCGGCAAAGTCGGTCGAGTATCAGCCCTTCGGCCAGCGAAAGATCTGCACGCACACGACCGGCTACACCTGCTCGCTCGAGGTGACGTGTGTCGAGGACCCGGGGATGCAGTCGCCCCTGGCCAGCGGAGAGTCGGTCACTGTTACGTCGAGTTCGGGCTACAGCGGGGCTTTCAAGGTGGTCAACGTGTCCAGGAGCGAGCCGCTTGACGGTCTTGTTACTGCGACGATCCAAATGGAGCAGTCATTGGCATGAGTCAGTTCAAGGATTCACTGGGGCGCCCGTGGACGCTCGCGATCACGGTCGGCAGCCTGAAGCGGATCGAGGCGCACGCCGGCTTCGACCTCGCCGACATCTCCAACGGGAAGGCCGTCGCGCTTTTCACGGGCGACCATCGCGACCTTGTCCCGGTCATCTGGCCGCTGATCAGCAAGCAGGCCGAAACCAACGGGATCGACGTCGAGAACTTCAGTGAAGCGTTGTGGGGGGAAGGGCTCGCAAATGCCACTGCAGCGGTCAAGGAGGCGCTGCTGGATTTTTTCCCTCCCGACAGGCGTCCCGTCATCCGAGCGATGACGGAAAAGATGGACGCCGTGATGAAGCTCGCAATCGAGAAAGGAATCCTCGAGATGGAAAGCGTCCAGGTCGTTTCGGAGCCTGGTGGGATCTCGCCTACCAGTGCGCCGGAATCCTTGGACAGCGTCCCGACAAGTGGACCCTCCGAGAGCTCTGCGCTGCCAGAGACGCCTGGCTTGACGAGCGATGGATGCACACCGGGGCAGTAGAGGCGGTCATTACTAACCAGAACCGCACGGGTGCCCCGCTCGATTTCTATCACTTCCACCCGTACATGAAGCGACCGACGGCGGCGCGAGTTCCAACCGCTGGCGAACTGAAAGACCTGTTCTCTGGAGGTGGCAAATGTCCGCCGGAGCAATCCGAGCGGGACGAACGGTAATCGAGATCGGGGCCGACCCAAAGGCCTATCTCGCTGCCCTCGACCGCCTCCGAACCCACATCCGCAACGTCGGCGTCCAGATCAACAACGCCGGTGTGGCGATGGTGGGGCTCGGGACCGCCGCCACAGCCCCGTTCGTTGGGGCGCTGCGTCAGTCGTCCTCCTTTCAGGCGACGATGGCGGCCGTCGCCGCGGTCACCGATGCCACCGGGGCCGATTTCGACGCGCTCCGGAAGAAGGCCCTCGACCTTGGGTCTTCGACGTCGTTCTCGGCCCAGCAGGTGGCAGACGGCATGCAGGCCCTCGGTCAGGGTGGTTTCACGGTGCAGGAGACGCTCTCCGGCATCGACGGGGCCCTGCTGCTGGCCCGGGCTGGCATGCTCGACCTCGGCGACGCGACGAGCATCACGGTGTCGGTGCTGCGGTCGTTCGCCATGCCGACGCAGATGGCCGCGAAGGTGGCCGACGTCCTGGCCAAGGCCGCCAACTCGTCCAACGCGTCCGTCGAGGGGCTGGGGGCGGGGCTCTCGATCGTCTCCGGGATCGCCCACACCGCCGGGGCCTCGCTTGAGGAGACGTCGGCCGCTCTCGGCGTCCTGGCTGACCGCGGGGCCGACGCCAGCGTCGCGGGGACTGCCATCCGCCGGATCTTCATGGGGCTGGCGACGGAGCAGAAAAAGCTCTCTGCGCTCGGCGTCGAGGTGAAGGATCCGGAGACGGGGAAGCTCAAGCCCCTGATCCAGGTCTTCAAAGACCTGAAGGCCGCGACGTCCAACATGGACGCCTCCGAGCGAATCGCGAAGCTCATCGACATCTTCGACGCCTTCGGGGCGAACGCCGCCGGGCAGCTGATCGACGCCACCGACTCCCTCGAGACGTTGACGAAGACGCTCGGCGAATCCCAGGGGGCTGCGAGGAAGGCTGCCGGGATCATGGACGACACCCTGGGGGGCTCGATGCGGCGGCTCATGTCGTCGGTCGAGGGGGTGGCGATCGGGGTCGGCGATGCACTGACTCCATCCGTGCGGGAGTGGGCGGCGTACCTGCAGCGACTGACGGCCGGCATCGGCCTGGCCGTCGGCCGCAACGTCGAGCTCGTCGTGCAGATTGCGAAGCTCGCCGCCGGGTCTGTCGGGGCCGGCGTAGCCCTGCTGGCCGTCGGAACGTCCATCCGGGTCGTTGCCTTCGCCCTCGGGGGGCTTTCGACCGCTGCCAAGATCGCCCTCTCTCCGTTGACGATGACCACTCGCACGGCTCTGTTTCTGGGGACAGCCCTGACGCGTGTCGCCGGCATGGTGGGAGCGTTCTCCGCGGCGTGGGTGGCGAATCTCGCTCGTATCACGGCTGCCGCAGCCATCAACGGCGTCGCGATCTCCGCGTCGTTCCTCGCTCCCTTCGCGGGGGTGGCGGCCGTCGCCGGGCTTGCGGCCGTCGGCATCGCCGGCGTGGCTGTGGCGGTCGGCAAGGTAGGGGGGCAGTCAGGCCCGCTTTTCGACCGCATGTCTGCGGGATTCCAGGCCATCGCCGCGCAGGCGCAGAAGGCTTTCGGGCGCGCCTTCTCGATCGCCTCGACAACCGTCTCGGGCATCTCCGACGCGATCACCGCGGGAGAGCTGTCGATCGCCTTCGACGTCCTGTGGGCCG